TTTATATTATGTCAATTTTAAAATTTAAAAAATATAAATTTATTTATAAAATACAGTTGACATTATATAAAAAATAGTGTATTGTATAGTTACAAATTAAAACAAAAGCCGGTGCAGCCCTACCAAGACACGCAACCGGCACCAATCAAAAAAAAGAAAGGCAAGTACATTGTAGCATGTATTTGGAATGGTGAAAAGCATGAAATCTAAACAGACATTTTTTAATGTAACAAAAGGGCAAGTTTCCAATTTTTTGAGAATGGTTGAATATTCAAGTTCAGCAGGAAAAAATTATTGTTATGCTATGCAGAATGCCTATTCTCGGGAACCGTGGTTTGTTGTGTGCGACTATGCGGATAGCAATGTCGTTTTTGCCTATTGCGCTTTTGGTTATTGGCTCTTAAAAGAAGACTACGGATATGTTCGCGCTACCCGAGAAGAAGTCCTTGACAGGGTTTGGAATATTATACAGGAAGATTATTAATACAGCCGGGGAGGAAGTACAATGCTGTACTCTAAAATATTGGATTTATGGATAAGCGAAAAATCCTTAGAAATACGAAACAGCACAAAATGGAATTACATATGTACCATAAACAGAGAACTAAAGCCAGCCTTCGGCGATTATTTGGTAAAGGAAATAACCAGAACTATGCTGCAGGATTATATTTTAAAAAAATCCGAACATCTTAAAACAGAGACGATTATAAACATTACAAAGGTTCTGTCGCAGTCCTTTAAATTTGCGAAGCAGGAGGAATATGTGGAAGAAAATCCTTATGTAAGAATAAAGGTGCCTAAGGAGCAGAGTGCTAAAGAGATTAAAGTTTTTACGCAAGAAGAAATCGCTGCACTCCTTAACGTGCAAGGATTCCACGAACAAATTGTGGACATTGTAAATATCGCATACCGGACAGGTATGCGCATCGGCGAAATATTGGCACTTAAATGGGAGGACGTAAACTTTGAGCAAGAATTTTTAATGGTGCGGCGTACCGTTTCCCATTGCCAAAATGGTGTGCGGGAAATTTGTGCACCAAAAACAAAAGCGTCCACAAGAAGGATAGATTTGGATAAGGCCACCATGCAAATGCTGTTGTCTATGGACAGAACAGGAGATTTTGTTTTCTGTAAGAAAGATGGTACTATTTTAAGCAGAGGAGGTATCTGCCAGAGTTTTAAAAGGTTGTGTAAGGCCGCTGATGTCTCCTATA